GTCTGCTGGAGGCGCACGGCTACGGGGATATAGGCATAGTTACCCTGCCGATTAATTGTCTGCGCGACCATGTTTGGGTCGGGGTGGCTGAACCATGTGGGCGTAACACCATCGGTCAGTGGGTTGTCGAGCGACTGTTGAACAGTCCATGTAGCTGAGCCTGTTACAACAACCTGAAGGGATACCTCAGGCCGACCGTAATAATCAAGCACAGCTACGCCGGAGTTCTTCGTACCACCAGACGCATTGGAAGTGCTAAGGATAGTTGGACGCATTACTTCATCCCTTTGCAGCGGGTCTTACCACGTATAGCGATGCCGTCAATAGAGCCGCCCTTGGCCATCTTGACCATGGTGCCCTTGGTTTTGCCTTTGCGCTCGATACCGCCACCTTTGGCCATACCTATATTTCCCATTGCGTCTGCAGACGGCATCTGCTTGGTGACACCCGGTTTATTCATCTCTTGTCCTTCCTATTAATCCAACCTTGAACAGTATCTGTCTCGTAGATGCGAAACGATGTCCAGACTATGGTAAACAAGGCCGCGATAGCGGGGAGCGCATCTGCAAGCGTACCCATAACCGTTGCGATAGATAGAAGGTCTACCAAGCTTTTCTCGTCTGGAAATGGATGTTTCATCTTAGCACTTCCACGCACGGAGGGACTTGTTGATGCGGCTGTTAGGATCGTTAGCAGTCTTAGCCGAAGTAAGCTTCTTCTTCATCCCAGACATCCGGGCGCAGAATGACTTCTTGCGGCTACCACCTTCAGGCTGCGGGGCCTTAAGCCCCGGCTTCCCCGGATTGGCTTTGTTGTAGGATGCACGGCCCTTGGCGTTCAGCCCCCCTGCGGGGGCCTTGCCTTCCTTGCGTGTCCAAGCCGGGGTCTTAGCCATTAGACAAAACGTCCCTTGGTCTTGCCCTTGGTGGCGCAGCCGTCAGCGCGCGAGCTAGCGGAGCCGCCCTTGGCCATCTTCTTCATGCCCATCTTGCGCATTTCAGCGCCTTCCATCTTGCTAACGCGACTACCGCTGTCAACCGCTTCGCGGATCGAAGGCATCGTCTTCTTCTTTGGCTTAGGGGCCATGAAGCGGGCCTCATCACCTTCCAGCTTTGACGAACGCATAGCGCTATCGAACGAATCCGACATGGTGGGGGGCTTAGCCATTAAACAAACCTTCCTTTGGTCTTACCTTTAGTAGCGCAGCCGTCAGCGCGCTTCGAAGCAGTTGAGCCGCCCTTGGCCATCTTCTTGACCGCGCCGCCGCGCTTCATACCGGGCTTAGCCGCACTTCCTGCAGCTTTCGCTCTGCCTTTTGCTAGAGCATCTGCTTCTTCTGCTGCAGTAGCTTTCTTAAGGTCCCTGTTACGCGCTGCTGCTGATAGCTTAGGGAAGAGACCCCCTAGACCCGTAGCATCTTCAATCGCAGTGAAGCCTTTACCAAGCAAACCTTTGCCAGTTACTGCCCCCGCAAGGGGAGAGATCGACCCCAAAATATCCTTGATACCCATTACGCAGCTTCCCTCTTCGAAGGGGCGAGCATCGGGTAGAGGACATCCCTACCAAACTCACCTTCGTATTCCTGAACACCCATGTGTCCAAGTTTGATGGTTGGATCGACCCATACTTCGAAGCCCATCTCGCGGGCGCGGTCGCAGAACAAATAGTCCTCACCGATATAGCCCTCATCGGTCTTCATAAAGTCGAAGATGCAGGGGACTGTACGCTCAGACCGCTCATCGTAGTAGCGCCACTCTGGGTGGGCTGCATCGAGGGTTACAAAGACATCGCGACGTACCATCATGAAGGCAGTAGCCACACGCTTGGCACGGACAAGGCCCCTACCATTCATGGTGAGTTCGCCGTTCTCGTCGTAGTCGAGTGTACCGATGTAAGTCTTGGTCGTGCTGCGTGTACGCGGCACTCCAGCGACGATGCCCTTCTTCGGGTCTGAGGTCCACGCCATCAGCCGGAAGATATCTGCTGCATCGAAATTGATATCGCTATCAATGAATATAAGGTCCGTGCAGTCAGAGTCGAGCAGGTCCTGCGTCAGCAGGTTGCGGGCACGGGAGACAACAGAACAGCCGCAGATGCTACCGATCTGAATGTCGATCCCGTGCTTTTGAGCCTGCTGAGCGAACTGAGCGAGTGAAATAGCCAGCTTCAAGGATACCTTGAAGTCATACGCGGGCAGCGCAATGAAGAGGCTACGTCCAGCTAAGTCGTAAGACTTTTCGTTTTGCATAGATCACCCGTAAAAAATAACGGTTGAAGCAGTTCGAGCTATTACGCAGCAGTCGTGACTGCGGTCCAAGTCGTGCTGCCGGTCGTGTTGATGTATGCACGAGTCGAAGTCGAGCTACCATCTGTACGAAGGTACAGCGAACCTGCAGCAGCAGTGATCGTCGGAGCGCCCGAACCGAAGTAGATACCGAACCCTGCAGTCGAACCCAACTGAACAGCCTGAATACCGCCCGCAACGGGGGCAGTGGCGCTATCAGCGATCAGGTTACCGGGGGTGGAAAAACCGTTGGTCGAAACGACTGGACCCGAGAAGGTAGTAGTAGCCATGATAATATCTCCGTGTAGTAGCACATCTCCCACACTGTCTCTACTAAGTCTGCTAGGACAGTCAGTGCGGGTAAAACCCTAGTAGTGGTAACACATACACTACTCAAAAAGAAAGGGGAAGAGGTTTCCCTCTTCCCCCCTCTAGGTTCTTACGCAGAACCAGTCGAACCGTACATACCGAGCGGGTCGGACCAACCGAACGAGTAACGTTCGCGGGCCTTGTACCGAACGTTTCCGGTATCGAAGTCACCGTCCATGCCCGTGCTCATCGGAGTACGAACAAAGTGCTTCAGACCGTTGGGAACGTCAGTTGTCAGGAACCAACCGTTGGTGTCGGTCAGGAAGTGGTTAACGGTGTAACCTTCCGGAATCGAACCATTGTTCTTGATGGCGTTGATATCGTTATCTGCCGTACCGACGCGGAGTTCGGTTTCGAGCAGTCGCGTAGCAACAAACATCAAGCTCGGCGGGATGACCAACTTCTTCGGCTTTGCAGCAATCAGCAGACCACGTTCATCGGTCCAAGCGGCAATCTGAATGACTGCAGCTTCGAGCGAGGTTTCGTTAAGGTCAGCCGACGTCGAAGAAATGTTCGAGTTGACGCCACCCGAGACCAGCGGATGCGAGGCCGAGAACAGCGGCTGACCATCGCCACCAGCATAGGCAGCAGTGAAGCCGTTATTCAGAACCGCAGCAGCCTTGGTCTGCTTGGTGTAGGACATCGCACGAGCAAGGGCCTTAGTATAACGAGCCGAAAGGCTGTCATACAAGTTATCCTCAATGGCTTCTTCCGTGAGCGAGAACCCGAGGGCAATCGTCTCATGGGTGTAGCGAGCCGTGAAGACTTCCTGACCGTTGTCATATGCAATGGCCGAACCTTCGTTCTTAACCGGAGCAGCCGAGAAGCCCGACAGCTTGGTTTCTTCTTCAAACGAACGCTCAGAGGTTTCAGTCTCAAAGATTTCCTTATGCTCTTCGCCGTAGCGGGCATACTCCAGACCGAACAGAGCGTTCAGTCCGGGGAGGAGTTCTTTGAGAAGTTGTGCGCGTGAAATCGCCATGTGCTAGACTCCTCTTAGACGCCGGTTGGGTTGAGGTACTGATGCATACCCTGATTCCACTTGACGACAACTTCCGTGTAGGAACCTGCCGACGACTGGGTTTCGGGAATGACATCAATGATACGGATCGGCCACGATGAGGTGGTACCCGTGGTGCTGCTGACAGCGACCTTGGAATCGCCCGTAATGGTCGAACCAGTGGTCTGAACCAGCACAGCGTTTTCACCGACGTTTGCACGAGTGACGTAGCTGATGTTGGTGCCGGTCGAAACCACAGCAACTTTATACAGCGCGTCAGGATCATCTTGCACGTATGCTTCGATGTCTGTGATGCTCGTGGTACCGGGGTAGAATTGGCGGAAGGTCGTACCGAACACCGGGTCGGTGTACGTGCAACCGAGGAAAACGCCAACGGGGGTAGCAGCGCTCGTGCCGGTGTCCTTCGAAAGAGTACCGTCGCTGCCAAGCTTCACAACGTCACCAAAGAAGATGGCCGTCGAAGAGTTGGTAGCAATCGGAATCTGACGAGTAGCACCAGCAAAAACCTGCCCGCCGATCAGATTGATCGGCACCAGTCCGTAGGGACCGGAAACAGTAGGGTATGCCATGTCTCTAAGCTCCTAAGTTTATTTGCCTGAACCAAACGACGTCTTGGTCTGCCGTTCTCTGAAGAGGGGCATCCGAGGGTCGTTCTGCCGCATGAAGTTGTTGTCCACGGACTCATTCTGAGCTTGGGTCTTTTCCTCGAAATGCTTTCGACGTTGGGCCATAAACTCGTCTGGTACCTTGCACAGCAACAGTCCTGCGACTTCGATGTTGTCTTTGAAGCGACTGTCCGGGTCCATCATGAACTTGAACTGTGGCTGCTCGCTGATACTCACTGGTTCCCAGCCTTCGCGGAGAGCCGCTGAAATATTGCGAGGGTCGTTCTGGCCGAGCGTGGAAACACGAACCCAACGGTACGTAAATCCGGGCTGCTTGTCTGGTTCGGGCAGCGTTGAAGCTGGTTGCCAAACCTTCGGGCGCTCTTCCTGTTCACGACTTATACGTGGCGCTCGTGCCACATCATCCTCATTCAAGTCATCCAAAAGCTTATTCTGTGCCATGATTAACGCTCCATCTTCATAACTTCCCGGGCATATTGCTCGGGGGTGAGACCCAACTTCT